TTAAAGAGATGCCAATGGATAGGCATTTAAGCGAAAGGTTTCCAGCGGTAATCGCAAAACAAAGCGAGTGTTTGTTTCAGTATCCAAGCTTTGACAAGAATTTTAATTACTATGACGAGCGGACATGGAAAAGCCTTTAAAGATATTTTATTCAAACCCGTTTGACTTAGATAAAAATATAGGTAAAGCCTACAACGAATACTTGGCCAGCATAAATGCAAACGACGAGGATTGGATTGTTTTACAGGACGGCGATATTTTGTATCTGACTCCTGACTGGGGCAAAAGAATAAACGATGCTTTGTCTTTAGATGGATACAAATTTGGCTTGGTTGGATGTTACACCAATCGGCTAAGGTCAAAACACCAATTGCATGGAAAAGCCTTTAGTAACGACTTAAATATTAGAAATCATTATAATCTAGCGATGAGTTACCAGGGCGAAGGCATCCAAGAGATTAACGAGTACATTGCTGGGTTTTTTATGGCATTTAAATACAAGACTTGGAAAAAAATTAAGTTTGTCGAGAATAGCTTGGCTTTTGATTCATTGTTTTCGATGAGAGTTAAAGAGCTTGGCTTAAAGATTGGTTTAATCCGTTCTCTTTACGTTTTCCATTCTTATCGACCTTGGACTGATTTCGAGCCTTGGAATGAGAAAAAACATTTAATGAAATAAATAGTATCTTTATGATAAAATTATTAATTGACCTGGCACCCTTTCAGAAAGGCGAAATATTGACCGTAGGCAAGACCTACGACACATATTTGGTCGACAAAGGCTTGGCGGTTTGGATTAAAGTGGACAAACAAGACTATAAGAAAAAATGAGCGTAATTAGACCCGTAGACATTAGATACAGTTTCCAGGTAGCAACGGAGCCAATTACTTTGGCAGAGGCAAAGGCTTGGATGCAAATTGATTTCTCAGATTGGGACACCTTGATTACTAACGAACTAATCCCAGCGGCTAGAATAGAAAGTGAGAAGGCAAGCGGAATGCTTTATGTGGAAAGAAATGTCGTTGTAACAAATAATAAAACTGGCCAAAGAATTTACCCAATTGGCCCTTGGGTGGCGGATGTAACAACCGACGAAACAGAGGTAGCCAATTACACCTATACGGCTGGATTTAATAACTCCAATCCTTTGCCTCAAGATTTGCACGTTGCAATGCTTAAAAGAATTGCAACGGATTTTGCGTATCGTCAGAATTTATTAAATGACCAAGAATATTATGCCCAAAAGGCTAGTATTTCAACCGAGTTAAAATATAGAGCGGACTTATTCGTATGATAAACTTTGGAAAATACGACCAAAAAGTTGAGTTTGTTTCTTTTCAAACTATAAGCGACGGAGCTGGAGGCACAACCGTTACTCCAGGAACTTTCTTGTCTACGTTTGCATCGGTTAAACAGATTAGAGCCAATAATGCTTTGGAGGCTGGAGAAATGGTATTACCAAATACCTTTCAAATCGCAATCCAGTATCGTGTCTCTTTTGTCCCTAGCGAAAACTACCAAGTTTTTTATCGGAGCAAATATTACAAAATTACTGGTGTTCAATTGAATGACGAGCGCCAACACAAAGAGTACATTATAAACATGGTCGGAGTGTAATGGCGGTTACAGTAAAAGGATTAGACAAAGCTCTAATTGATTTAAATAAAAAAAGCGATGCAGTTGTTGAAGCCGTTAAAGACGCTTTGGCAAGTGCCGCGACTGATATTGAAATTGAAGCAATAAGAAACGCTCCAAGTAGTTGGAATGGTCTACCATTAAACATTAAGCAAAGAATTGACAAAGTAGTTGATAACAATGGTTTAGCCTGGAGAGTTGGCGTGCAGTCAGGCGACCCAGTATTTGAGATTGAGGCTTGGTTGGAATTTGGAACTGGATTAAGTGCGAGGGAAATTTTAAGTCGTGCAGAATACACACAAGAAGTCCGAGATATTGCAAGAAGGTTTTACAGAAATGGACAAGGCCGAATTGTTGGCCGTCCCTATTTAATGCCATCCTTTTTCAAGAATACCGCTAACTTGGTGCAAGAAATCGAAAACGAAATTAAAAAGGATATTAAATGAGAGAAATAGCAACCGATATAAGAAAGGCAGTCATTGCTGCAATTTCACCTTTAACGCTTAGCGGTGTGACTTTGCCAGTTTACGACACGGAGTTGCCTCCTGGTATTAATCCAGCTATCTACCAAGGCTCAGCTGCTTACGTTCTCATTACAGACCAAAACGAAGCCGAGACAACAAGCAACGATTGCTCGATTAGACAAAACGCAACCTTTCAAATTAATATCGTTACCAAGTTCGCACAAGGAAACGGAGGTAAAAAGCTTTCGGAAAATATTTCCAATGCTATTCAATTAAAAATGACTTTGGATTATTTGATTTTGCCAGCCGATTTGCAAGCTATAAACATTCGAAAGAACTTTAGCAGAACTCAAATTGAGCAAGGCAGTAGCCAAATCGCTTATCAAAAAATCTTGTCTTATACCTTGGATATTTTCCAAGTATCTTGATAAATAAAAATTTATGTATATTTGTTAAAACGAATAAGCAATGGCAACATATCAATTAGGCAATTTCTTTACTTTCGAGTGGAACTCTCTTCCAGTCGTTTGTAAAACCTCCGCTTCTGTTTCAATTTCCAACGAGTCTGTAATTGTAAGAAACGATTGCACAGGCGATTACGGAGTTAGACTTGAAGGCGGCGACAAATCAGGCTCTTTCTCTTTTAGTGGAGACCTAGATTTTGCATCTACTGGAGCATCCAACCTCTCAGCTTTTGACTTGATGGAAGACATCGGAAAAGTATTTGAGTTGGTTTTTGGAGGTACTGAGTCAGGTGACAAAATCATTACTGTAGACGCTCAGTTAAACTCTCTTGAAATTACCGCAGAAAGAAACTCTCAAGTATCTTTCTCAGGAACTTTCGACTTTGCTGGCGCTCCAGTAATTAGCGTTATACCAACCTAATAAACATATATGGCTAAATACCATTCTACTCCCTTTAAAGAAGGGGAGATTTTCTTTTACCCAAATCTTGGGGCATTGGCTAATTTTGAGGACTTTACTGGCAAAAGCTTAGGTGAAGTTTTCCAAAACGGAAAAATGCCAAAGCTAGATTTAATTTACGCTTTGCTTATTGAATGCCACAAAGTTGCTTGCATTCGTAAATCGGCAAATCCAATTAGCTTAGATGAGTTAAAAACTTGGGTTGAGGGTAAAGAAGTAATTAATTTATTTAACGACGTTTTGGCCGACTTGCTTTTGGAGTTGGGGATTGGTGAAAGTACCGAACAAAAAAAAACGTAAGTGAAGACGAAAGCGAGAATTATAATGCTCGCGAAAATTTATTGCTGCTCGTAGGTCGGACAAAAATCCCTTATGAGCAGCTTTTTCATTTAAGCCGTAAAGAGTTAAAGGTTTTAATAAAAGGCCACGAGATAGACCAAAAAGACATGGTAGAGGCAATGCGTAAACAGGCTATAATTTTATTACAACCTCATTTAAAGAAAGGAGTAAATTTAGACCCAACAAAAATTTGGCCTTTGTCCTGGGATAATAATCCAAAGCCTTTGGAGTCAACGCCTCAAGACTTTGCTAAAGCAAAGAAATTGTTGGAAATTGCATCTAAACTAGAAAGAAATGGCAAATCCAAGAATAGAGGTTGAGATAGGCGCTAAGATTAGCGAGTTCGATAAAAAATTTAATGAGGTAAATTCCAAACTTGACCAGTCAGGCAAAGAGTTTAGCAAATTTGAAAAAATCTCCTCGACTGCATTAACTTCTTTGGGAGCTGCTTTTTCTGTTGGAGCGGTTTTAAGTTTTGGAAAGGCGATAATTGATACGACCGCACAATTCCAAAAAATGGAAGCGGTTTTAACTAATACTTTAGGTAGTAGCTCAGCGGCCCAGGTTGCAATGAATCAAATTGTAGAATTTGCTTCAAAAACTCCTTTCCAGGTTGACGAATTAACCAACGCTTTTGTAAAATTAGCCAACCGAGGGTTTACCCCAACAGTTAAAGAAATGACGGCTTTAGGTGACTTAGCCTCCTCAACTGGTAAATCTTTTGACCAATTAGCCGAAGCAACTTTGGACGCAATGACTGGAGAGTTTGAGCGTTTAAAGGAATTTGGTGTTAGAGCAAAAGTCGAAGGCGATAACGTGGCCTTTACTTTTAAAGGAGTAACTACTGAAGTAAAAAATACAGACACGGCAATACAAGACTATTTAATTAGCCTTGGAGAAGCCGAAGGAGTTACAGGCTCAATGGCTGCAATCTCTGAGACCGTAGGCGGTAAAATATCCAATTTAGGAGACAACTTTACCCAATTACAATTAGCAATTGGTAACTCGTCGAGTGGCTTAGTTTCGGGTGTTTTAGATTTGGCCAATAGTTTAACCAACAAATTGGTAACCTCTTTAAATTCAGTTAATACAGTTGCTCAATATACTGGCGAAAATGGTTTTATGACCTTTGGCAAACAATTGCTGGCTCTTTTAAATCCAGTTTATGCCAATAAATTAGAAGGTCAGGCAATATTAATTAAGGGAATTCAGAAAGCATCTGTTGAGGCTGCTGCTGGTGTTGAGACATTTAATGAAGTAAGCGACGAAACAAAGGCAGAGGAAAGAGCGAAGGCGTTTGAAGAGTATTCCAAAGGATGGGACAAGCTTAATAAGGTAATTTTGGCTGGTAATCCTGAAATGAATACCGCCAATTTTCTACTAGAAAGGCAAACTAAACTCGCAAAAGAATTAGACGCAAGTTTTCTTGCTATGGCTGAATCAATTGCAAAGCCAATGCCCATTGGATTAGATTTAGATAAACTAGCGGAAAGTATAGTAATACAACCCGAGATTGCAGACATTGACGAATCCAAAAAAACTAATTTCTTATTAGCCTTAAAAGATTTTAACGCTGAAGCTTCAGCTATAATAACAAATGGAGCGGTTAATGGATTAGGAGATATTGGCTTTGCGATTGGTGAGGCTTTAGCTACTGGTGGCGATGTTGTAAAGGCTGCTGGTAAGGCTCTTTTAGGTGGAGTTGCTACAATTGCCGAAGGATTGGGACAAGCTGCTATTAAAGTAGGTGTCGGAATGATTGCAATTAAATTAGCATTTAAAAACCCAGCCACGGCGATTGCTGCTGGTGTTGCTTTGATTGCATTGGCTGGATATATTAGAGCTAAGATTGGCGGAGGCGGCGGAGGAGGAGGTATTACCTCAGGAATTGGAGGCGGTGGCGGCGGTGGAGGTTCGTCAGTTGGAACCTCAGGTGTTGGAGGCGGTGGCTCGTCATTTACTGGAGGCGCTCAAGGTGGTTTATTTGAGCAAAACAGAGATGTAAGTGGCGAGTTTGTAGTAAGAGGCCAAGACCTAGTTTATGTGCTTGGTCAAGCTAATAACAGGATAAATAAAGGATAATGGCAAACGATTACAGATTACTCCTTTCCGTTCGAGAAGGTCTTGGCACGATTACCGTTAACGGTGTTGCTCCTTTAGAATTTTACACCGAAGGCGATTCGCTTACAATTGCAGTTGCGCCTGAATCGGGATATCACACGGCAATGTGGTATACTTCGCCAGGCAATACTTTCTTGTCTTCTAGCTTGTCTTTTAGCTACACAATGCCGAGTGAGGATGTTAAAGCCTACGTTGTTTTAACTGGCCAAAATGCTCCTGTAAATGACTACGGATTAAAATACGAGGGAGGTTATGCGACCAATTATGGAGGTAATGTTTGGAACTTGCAAATACTTAAAGCTGGCTATTCAGGAGCGGTTACTCCTTTGCAGATTAACGACATTACATACAATTGGGGGAATACTGGAAACGACCCATTAGAGACAATTATAGGCTCCTCAGTTGACTTTACAATCGCTGGCGAAACTGGAGATTTTAACGAGTTTCTCGTTGGTGGAAATAGGACTTGGAGAGTTGATTTAAATCAAATTAGCGCAAACAACGATATTACAGATTGGCAAGCCGTTAATGTTCCCATTAACAATTTCAGAAGTATGACTTTTGGAAATGGTTTATTTGTAAGTGCATTTTCTTCAATTTCCTATTCTAGTGATGGAATAACTTGGACAACGGCTGGAAGTTTTAATGTTGAATACGTAACATTTGGAAATGGCTTATTTGTTGCAGTTGGATACGCTATAGCTAGTGGTATTCCTACTTCATTTATTCGTACATCTATCGATGGAGTTACTTGGACAAGTAGAACACCAAGCGAAGCGATGTGGTTTCAAGCTATTTCTTATGGTAACGGATTATTTGTTGCCGTTGCAAGGTCTGGAACTAATCGAATAATGACATCTCCCGATGGAATTACTTGGACATCAAGAACAACGGCAATAAATCCTACGTTCAGCGGTGTTGCTTATGGAAATGGAATTTGGGTTGCGGTTTCAGATAGTTCACCAGGCGGAACAACCTTTACCTCTTATGATGGTTTAACTTGGGCAGAGCAAGGAACTGGATTTGTGTCTAATACAATTTTATTTGTAAATGGATTATTTACAACTGGAAATCATTATTCAGTTGATGGACTTACGTGGATTAATAATACAATAGCATTTTCTCCTCAGTCAATAGCTTTTGGTAACGGATATTTTGTTGCGGTAACAGATTTTGGAACTAACCGAATAGCATACTCTACAAATGCAATAAATTGGACTGCAATACCAGCGGCTTCTAATGCAACTTTTGAAAGCATTGCATTTGGTAATAATAGATTTGTTATGGGCGCAACAAGCGGAACAAATAGAATAAACTATGTTTTGTTTGAAGGAGTTCAATCTTTCTTTAGCGGATACATAGCACCTGACTTTATTACATCACAATTTAAGAGCGGCCCTAAGCTTTTCTCTTTTACTGCAATTGATGGATTGAAAGGTTTTGATTCAATACGCTCAAATTTTACCTCTTGGCCTGACCCTAGAACTCAAGCTTTGTCGGCAGTTGTTGGCGCTTTGAATCAATCATTTGTTGAGCAAAGACCAGTCTTTATTGGTTGCGAAATCCACGAGGCTAGGATGGATGAGGACGAAAGCGTTTTCCGTCAATTTAACGTGCCACAAAATGCAATCTTTACCGATGGACTAGACGCTAAATTTAGCAACGGCGTAAGGATTGAAAACGAGCAACTTTACCTAAAAGACACAATCGAAAGAATGGTTAATCCTTTTCTTTGCCGCGTGTTTTTGTGGAAAAATCAATTTTACGTTGTGAGATTGACCGAGTTAGGCAAGTTGTCATACAAGATGTACGAATTTTTGCCCGACCTAAGTTTAACCGCAACAAATACAATTGTAAACGGCGACGATTTAAACGCTGATATTAACTTACCTGAAGAGACCGCGAGACGTGTATTTACAGAGTTTAACTCTTATTTAAATCTCGGAGTATTAGACCCAAATAGCCAAGGCGGAATATTTGACGCTAAGTTTGCGATTGAGGAGTGGAATTTAAACGGTGTCGGTTCAACTTATAACGGAATTTATCAACTAAAGCTTTGGGATTATCACAAGGCAATCCCGACTAACCAGCCGTCAAGCGTTCCAAGTGGAGCGACGGCATTGGTGCAATACGTTTCAGGTGGAGGTGAGTATGTGCAAATTTGGACAACAACAACAACCGCTGGAATTGCAGACCCTAACTTGTCTTGGATTTCGGCAAGTACAAATACTACTGGAGGAGCCATTACAATTGCAGAGGAGACGGCTAATACGATTTCTTTGACCTTTCAATACATGGTTGAAAGAGTAAGCACGAGTTACGCGGTTACTCCTGGCGCTCATGCCGTTGGATTAATGATTAAGATTGGCAACCAATATTTGTCAAGAAGCGGAGCCACGACATTTGCTTGGACTGCCACAAGTACGGTCATGGAGTTCGCGGTTACGGCTGGCTCTGTTTGGAATAGCATTGCAATAAATAATGTTTTAGTCCCAGTTGACGGCGAGGTTGAAATTAGATTGCATCAATTAATCTGTAATGGCGGAACGG